AATGAATCTTCTAGAATACCACTCAGCATTAGTTCTAGCTTTTTCTACTAGATAATCAACTTCTTCTTTACTAACTGTATCAGAATTTTCTGACCTATGTTTAAACACACCACCATTACGAACTTGATATGCTGCAAAAGGTAAATAATCAACTTGAGCAAACCATATAAGCATTGGTACTATATAGTCATCTAATAAAGTTTTCCATCTAGCATTAGCAGGGTTATCAATATCAGCTATTGCTGTAGATAAACCATCATACAACTTTGTACCCATATAGTTTTGTACGTGAATCTCTTGTGCTATTTTTATGAACTGAATAAATTTTGATGTATCTATATTCCCATCAAGTATTGAGTTTCTAACTAAGTCAGTTCTATTTATGAATAATTGTGTTGCCATTAGTAAGTGTATTTTAATGAGCCGTGATTCGGTAAATCAAATGTTGCTTTTTTTGCATCTTTACTTCCCCAAGGATTTCGTTTATATGTAGATGGAATATCTCCTGTTCTTCTATAGTTTTTTAAATTCTCACTCACTTGCGCACCTTTTTTTCTTCTATATAAAATTTGCTTCCAAGCGTGTCTGCAGTAACAACCACCTTTGTATTTGAATAAATCATAAGTTTTTTTACCTTCTGGACTGAAACCACCATTGACTCCTGCTCTACTTGCTTTATCAATATCTTCAATAGTATAAACTACACCCTGTCTTGATAATGCCATCATATTTTCACAAAACTTTCTTGTCTCGTAAGTGCTTTTTCTTTTACCATCTGCATCTCTTTGTATAGATTTTGCATTTGATTTTTTATAATATTGATATCTTATTTTATAGTTTTTAGAATCTAAATCGCTATAAGAACTACCTTTCTTTTTTGATTTTATTTCATCAGCTAATCCAACTAATTTTTTTATTTTACTTAATGTTGTTTCTTTATTTACTATACTAGCAGCAACCCATTCATCATTAGCAAGATTATCTTCATCAACATCTCTAACATCTGTAATAACCCATTCATCGTTTACTGTTTCGCCTTTTAAATGCTCTAGCATTAAGTTACCTTGCTCATCTGATAATTTAGGAACTTCTGCGTGTGTTTCACAAGGCATATACCAAATCTCGCCATCTTCTTCGTGTTCGTGATATCCTTTACACCCTTTTTCTTCAGCTACTTTTATAGCTTCTTCTTTAGTTTTATAAACATCTTGACCATCTATTTTTTTAAGGCTAAATTTTTGCATTTCAACACCTGTTTCTTCTTCAATAGTTTCTTTGTCTTGTATTGAACTATCAACTTCAGTAAACTCTAATGGTTGTAAGGTCGTAAAGTAGAGGTTTAAGGCTATATCGTTATATGCAAGTATTTTGTCAAAGGAATCAATCAAAAGTTCCTGAAAAGGTCTTATAACAGTATTATCCATAAGTAAAGATGCAGTCTTTATTTCATCTGCATTATTTCCTAACCCACTAGAATCTTTAATTCCTAATAACATAGGAGATACAATTCTATGAGCAACCATTATTTTTTTAGCAGATTCATCAGATAAAAATTGATACTGATTATGAGCATCAGATAATTGAACAGGCGTTATCTCAGCTTGACTTTCTTTATTGTCATTAAAGGCTAAGATAAATTTACCTGCGTTGCTTGTACCTGAAAACTTTTGTGCTATTTTATTTTCAATTAATTTACGTTCTTCTTGATTTGGCGTTCCATTATTGAAATTGATTAGCATACTAGGGGCAAGACCATTCATTATATTATTTAAATGATAATTGCTAATTTCTTCTTCAAGTTCACAATATTGTAATCCACCTTGATAATCCACAGGAGAATAGTAATAAAATCCTGACTTGTAAGGTTTTACATATAATATTTCAATACTTTCATTAGACATACCAAAAGCAGGTATTCTTAAAGGCTCATCGCTTCTTTTTATGTTTACCCAATCTTTAAAATAAAAATATGCAGGTATTTCCCCATCTTCATTACATTTTTCTGCCCTTAAAGTTTCAATAGGCATATGCTCAACCTGAGCAATACGTTTTCTATCTTTAGTGTATATAACTTGTATAGCACATTGACCCATCAATTTTAAATCATAACAAAGTTTTCTAACACATTCTTTTTTGAATAAAGAAACCATTTGTGCGTACTCATTTGGCTTTCTATTTCCATCTGTTGCGTTTAAACCTTTGCCATAAATTTGCTGACTAATACCGTTTATAGCAGCATTATTTGTAGGACTACCATTATACCTATCAATCAAAAACTGAAAGTAATTATTATCAGCACCATACTGAACCCATTCTTTACCTTGAACTTCTTGTATTTCAGGACTTGTATATGTGCTTAAATTTACAAAGCCAAACTCCGAAACCTTAGAATTTTTTACAAATTGCCCTAGTGTATTTCTTTTTCTATTTTTCATATTACTAAATATGTATTATCATACCCATCATAAGTCAGGTATTGACCTTTATTTAATTCATAATGGTCGTTTTTATTTAATTGGTCTACATCTTGGTCTGTACAGAATATTCTATCTTTATAGATGTCATCTATTTGTTCAGAATCTAAATTCCATATTTGGTCAAATAAATTCCAAAAACTATAATTTGTATTCCAATAATTGTAATCTATGTATAATCTTAAATCATAAAAATGATTTTCTACTAAGATAGGATTAAATGTTAAATTAAAGTTCAAATAGTTACCAGAAGTTGATGCTGATGTTATATCATAGTATTTTGTTACGTTAGTGCTATCATCTGTTATAGACACACTAAAAGCATCAGTATATTCTCTAGGAATAACTGACAATGCTTGGGCAGTTGCTGATGTAGTTAATATAATCATTACTTATATAACGTAATAATACTAAGAATTTGTACAATCATTTAGGCAAAAAAAAAGCACCCTATTAAGAGTGCTTGATTTACAATTAAAAAAAACTATTATTATGCTGTTGGGTCAACTTGTGCAGTTGATGCTGTTGGTGTAGCATTTAAGAAATAAGGTGCTGTTTCTTCCATTCCTTCAAATGTTAGAGTAAACCCTGATAAATCTCCTGCTGCTGCTCCTGTTACTACAGTTCCACCTGTCAAATCCATTCCGTTTTCAAATCCACATAAGAAGCTATTACCATAGTAATCAACAACTACTGCGTATGGTCTAGATACTGCTAAAAGTTGCAGTTCTGCTTGTGTTTTTGCATCTAAATAAGTTAATGTTAAGTTTAAAGTTTGTGTGTAGAATGTTGTTCCGTTTTCTCTGCTACTTGTTACAGTAGTTTCTAAACTAGAATTTCCTTTTACATCATATTCAAACCATACTGGTGCTGGCGAACCATTTGTTATAGTTGCTATTTTGGTTGTTGAATCTACTGCAATTGATGCAATACTCCCATAATTAGCAAACAAAACAGTTTTTATACCACCAAAAGCTGATTTACAAGGAATTTTTCTACCTGTTGTTAATGTACAAGCCATATTATTTATATTTTATTTATAAAAAAAGGCAAGCAGATTATTCTACCTGCCTTAATTTAGTTAATTAATTTTTATTTATATTGTACAAGGTCTGAAGCTATTCCAAACTGTACTGCTGAGGTAAATCTCATTACCATTCTAACATTGTTAGAAGCATCTAAATCAGCCATATCTAAAACCTTTACAACATTTGAATCGTTAAGGATTCCAGTTCCAAAGTATAAGTTACTTCTCTGTGCTGCATACATTTTATCGTTGCTCATTCCTGGACAAACAAATATTTTAACACCATTTACACTTAGCGAACCATTGTTCCACCATTGTGTTCCTTGGTTATTAACACCATTTGCTCCTAATCCACTAGCTGCAAATCCACCTAATGCTTGAACATAAGCCTTAGCAGTTTTAGATGGAATGTAAATAAATAGGTCTTCTTTACCATATAATGATGATGGTATTGCATCTACTACTTTAGATAATTCTGCGATTACGTTTGCTGCAGTAATTCCACCACTTACTTTTGTAATTTTTTGACCTGTAGGAATTTGTGCTGCTGCTGCTAAAATTAGTTTTTCAAACCCATCAAAAGAATTGTTTGCACTTGCTGTTGTATCTCCTTGCCATATACATAATTCTGTATTTTGTGCTACTTCTGCTGCCACGTGAGCAATCATAAAGTCAGAGAATTTAGGAGGTAAAGATTGACCTAAACCATATCCCATTTGTTGTGCTTCCCAATCGTTTACGAAGTCATACTTACATAATTGTAGGTTTACTTGTAATTCTTTTGGCTCAATAATTCTTTCTGTAAGTGTTACAGATGAATTTGGTACAAAATCACATCCTGCCGCAGTTACTAAAGAACCTGTTGCTAATTTTTTAATTACTTCTTTGTAAGCTATATTTGCTTTTACTGTTAATCCCCCATCATCAATTGTAGATGCTGAAAGAAGTGCTGCAGCAATATACTCTCCTGCGAACTCACCTGCATAAGTACTAGTGATACTTACAGTAGTTGCTAAATTTACATTTTTTAGATTACTCATTTTTTTTATTATTTATTTAATTTATTTAATACTCTATCTAGTGTTGTGTTAAACTTGCCTTTTGCAAATTCTACTTTATTTATTTTTTCATTTCCTGATTCAGGATTGTGTTTTATTGGCTTTACAGCAGCTTCAGATAATTCTTCTTTTTTTACTTCTTCAGAAAATTCTTCTTTTACTGTTCTTGACTTTAATGGTTGTGATTCAGAACTCATTTCTTCTTCTTCCATTTTGCTTTCTTTGTCTGATTTTAAATCAGCAATAGCATCTTCTAGGTTTTGGATTCTTTTTTCCATCCCTTCCCAATCTCCAACATCAGCCATTTTCTTTTCTTCTTCTTCGTAGTCATCTTCTTTTAAATCCTCAGTGATTTCTTCTCCATCTTCTGCTTCTTTCTGTGGAACTTCATCAGATACTTCTCTAACATCTCCAATAATTCCTTCTTCCTCTACAACTACTAGTCTTGAATCTTCTAGTATATATTCGCCAACAGGCATTGCTACTTTTTCATCATCTGTTACGATAAAAATTTCTTTACCTTTTTCAAATGATTCAGCACTTACGATAGTGCCATTTTCTAACTTCATTTCTTCAAGTTTTACCTCGATGTTTAGAAGTGTTTTAATTTGGTTTAACATTTCAGTTGATTTCATATTATTTATATAACGATTATTTGATTTAATTTTGCATTTTCAAGTTATTCTTGTGATTACTCCGATGCCTTGTGCGTGTATTGAGCCATCACAACAATCAATAGAATATTTATTAGTATCCCAACATAAACACGCTCTAGAACTTCCCTTAGGACTTGTTCTACTAGGTATATATGGTCTATTGTTATTCCGTTTCATTTGTCAGTATGTTTTTTATTTCATTAAGTAGTTTATCATCTTCTGACATATCTTCTTTGATTGATTCTTTAGGTCTTTCCATTTTATCTGCAAAGTAACCCTCAATAGAAAAACCCTTAACTTTATTAGTTTTAACGTATTCTTGCCAAATATCCTCATTATTTACTTTTACTGCTCCCATCCAAGTACCTACAGGAACATCTAGTCCATATTTTCTTGACTTGTCGTGTACTTTGTCTTCTACTATCCAACTTTCAACAAGTGTTAATCCATTCAACGCTTGTTTGTGTTCTAGTGTTGAATTATTTTGATAACCATTTTTCAAATACATCTGTGATGCTTTCATTATGGTATCTTTTGAAAAGAATATATAATAATCCCCTTCATTTCCATTTCTGTAAATAGGTTTATTAGGTATCAATAAAGCACCTAATAATATTTTTTTTTCTTTGTCTAGTTCTGCTAATTTAATTTCTTGTGAATTTAAAGCAACAAAATCAGATTCAATAGCTGGACTTTCAACAATAGAAATAGCATCTATGCCACTTTCTTCTTGTTCTTCATCTAAAATTAGTTCTATTATTTTCATAATTATATAACGTATTAAAAATTTAAATTTGTATTTATCCTATCGTTGCACCCTCAATAGTGTTTCTTTCTAATGCTTGTGCGTTTGTAACTTCACTAGCTACTACAAAGGCTTGTACAGGTGCTTGACTTTGACCCCCTATAACATTCGCTAATTGATTTGTACCACTTGCTCCAACTATATTAAATGCAGGTGGTGCAGGTTCTACAGGTGGTGCTGAGCCACCTCCTCCTGCTGATGGTAAACTTCCTCCTGAAACAGCACTTGTTGATTTATCTGAGTTTTTTATTTTTGAAATAGATTGACTAGCTGATTTAATTGCACCTGCAATAGATAGACCTGCTGATATTGTATTCATAGTTACAAATGGCTGACCTAGTGTTAAAGGAGAAGCAGCGACTGCTTTGGCGTTAGCAATTCCTGTCTGAGATATTATATTTCCTATTGCTGCTGCTTGAGATACAACAACACCTGCTATTGCTAATGCTTTATTTTTTCCTGCTAGTGCTTGCATAGCATTTCCAACTGTACCAGCAAATGCTAATTTCGCATTTTCTAATGCTTGGTCTTTTGCTAATTCTTCCTCTTTAATTTTAGTTTTTTCATCAGAAGTCTTTTTAGCTTGAGCAACATCTTTTGCATCAAATTCAATTTGTTTTGCTTTTAATGCTTCATCCCTTGCTAATTTAAGTTGGTCTGTATTTACATTGTTTTCTTCAGCCTGTAATATTAATGCATCATAATGCTCTTGTATTTTTATTAATTCAAGGTCTCTTTTTTCTTGTTGAGAAACTGCTTCTGCATCTCTAATTGATTTTTTAAAATTAGCTAACTCAGTTGCTTCTGCTTTTTCTTCTGCTGTTATTTGTTTACTTATTGTATTTACTTCTCTTTGTAATTGTCTTGCTGTATTTGCTCTAGCTGCTTGTTGTCTATTAACTGCTGCTATCGCTTCAGCTTCTTTAGATAAATTTTCTTTATTTGTTCTACTAAAAGTATTTTCTAATATTTGTGCATCACGCCTTAATTCTAAAAATTCTGTTTCTTTATCTAATAATTGGTCTTCTAATACCTGAGCATCTAATAAGGCTTGTTTTCTTTCAGCAGCACTGAATTTATCTTCTTCTCTTGATTTCAATCTTAATAATGCTATTTGTGATTCTAACTCACTTCTATCAACAATTAAATCTCTTTCTATTTTATCAGCTTTGGCTCTCATATCAGCAACTTCTGCTGCTGCTTTACCTTCTTTAATTTGTTCTGCTGTAAATTGTTTAACTGCTTCTGTAGCACTATTTACTGTATCTGTTACACTTTCAACTCCTAGTGTTACTTTTCCAACTGCATCTGCAGCTATCTTACCTGCTTCAGAAAAATTACCTTTAAATAATTGCGTTATTGCTTTTCCAAGACTAGGAACTAAATTT